GGAAAAGTGGGCTCTTTGAGTTTACAGATGGACATTACGTGCCGAACGAGAAGCTTGTTTCTGCTGTTGAAGAAGTTGTTGATTGTCGTCGCAGAGGTGAGATCAAACCTGGACTCTTTCGTGGGACTTTGAAGGATGAGCGTAGGGAGGTGCAACGCGTTTTGGATGGCAAAACGCGTATTTTCACGGCTGGTGCTGTGGAAAAGGTTATTGCTGATCGTATGTTATTTCTTGAGTTTGTTGTTCAATTCAAGGAGGCTCGGTTGAAGCTTCAGCATGCTTACGGTGTTGATCCTGAGAGCACGGAGTGGCACGATATGATTATGCAGCATAGGGCCATGGGTAACCACCATTTTGGTTTTGATTACTCAGGGTTCGATGCCTCAGAATCGATGCAGCTTTTACAGTCCGTATCTGATTGTGTTGCTTCGTGTTATCGGGAGGAAGATCGTAGGCATGTTGTGTGTTCAGGTGTTGAGAGTTTCAATCACTTTGTTGTTATTGATGGTGATGTTTACCACTACCATCAAGGAAATCCATCGGGTTGTACGATGACAACCATTTACAACACGATTGCTAATTGGATTCTTTTGTACTACGCTTGGATTAAGTTGTCTATTGCTAATGGTGTTGCTGTTGATCGTGCTGTTTATACTCAGAATTGTGTTGTGCATGCTTACGGTGATGATTTTATTGCTTCCGTGTCTGACAAGGCCGAGTGGTTCAATGGAGAAACTATTCCACCAGTTTTGGAGGTGTGTGGCGTGAAGGCCACTGCACCTGATAAGACTGAGTGTAAGAAGTTTATCCCGTTGGATCAGTTGACTTTTCTTTGTCGTTATTTTGTTCCCAATCCTTTTGAGGGACCGAAATCAATGTTTGTGGGCCCTTTGCCCAAAGAGTTGATTGAGGATATACCCATGTGGTATTATAAAGGAGCCGATGTGTGCGATTACACGTCGACTATTCGAACTTGTGTTCGTTCTGCTGCCCTTTGGGGCCGTGAGTACTTTGAGAAGTACTTGCTGTGTCTTCGTAAAACGAAGACAGGCAGAGAGTTTCTTGACAAGCTTGATGTTGATAGTATTTTCCGGGATGTTTCTCGACCCTATAGAGCGGGCAACGAGATTTACGTCCAACGTGTAAAGGAGTTCTTCGGTCCATCAATAAAAGACCGTGTGGAGATCTCTCCGGAATTTAACCAACATTTCAAGTTTGCCAATTGGGATTTTACAAACTTCTACGCCGCTC